CTTCAACCCTCGCCGCTATAACTTCGTGCACCAAGAAGTCCAGAAGTTGCGTGTTGATATTGCTGCGTTCAAGTCAACCTATGGGCCACAGTGGCTAGACCACGTAACGGGCCCAACCTACATGAACGCCTATGCTACCGGTGGATACGTGTCCGGACCAGGGTCAGCAACAAGCGACTCAATCCCAGCCAGACTGTCTAACGGCGAGTATGTAATTCAAGCCAATGCTGTGCAGCACTACGGTACGGACTTTATGAATGCGCTAAACCGCATGCAGGTGCAGCAGGGTAACTCTGGATTTGGTCCGACAATGGCTTCCCAGCAGTCTTCTGTAGTATACTTGAGCCCAGAGGACCGCCAGCTGCTTCGCGCCGCTACAAGCCGTCCGATTACACTATACAGCGATGATAAGAAAATCGCTCAGTCAACCAATTCTGGAAATGCAGTCTTGGCGCAGAGAGGAAGCAACTAATGGGTAAGGTTTACTTTGGCAACGAGACAAAGCAGACTTGGATTAAAGCCCCTAGCACTGGCATGAAGGGCGATGCGAAGAACTGGTCTAAGGAATCTCAGCTTCTCAATGGTCGGGCCTTCGTGCGCCGCTCTAAGGCTTCTCACCGCCGCTTTGACATGTCATGGCTTGGCGAAATGAATGACTCTTACATCGAGCAGAACCTAAACACAATCAAAGATTTCCATGATGGCGTTTATGGCGATGGCCCATTCTACTGGAATGACCCATACGCCGTGGACAGCAACATCCTGCCACCTCACTGGGCTGTGCCTATGTTGGCCGAGTCACAGTGGCCAGAGATTGTCCCTAGTCTGGTACAATATTTTGTACCAGAGGCCGTTGCAAAGAACTTCCCTAGCAAGTACCTTGAGTTTGACACCGCTGCTAACTACGAGTCTGAAGAGCAGCTTACCCTCATCATCCCTAAGGACTACGCCCTAAACTTTGGTTGGCATGGACCAGCAGATGGCGCTTCGACAGGCATCCGCATTGTCCCATATCTACGCTCTACTGGCGAGGCTGCTACTGCAATCAATCCAGCAAAGATTACTGCCGGTGGTTCAATCAGAACCAATACCAAGATTCTTGGCGACACTTATTCTCATGTAAAGATTTTCGTAGCCACCACCAGCGCAACAACCGGTGTAAAGATTACTGGAATGATTGCACAGATTCTTCCAGAGACTGCTGCTGTGGCAACTGGGGACTTTATTACTGGCCGTGGAACTACCGGCCTAGAATTTGCTGCTGCACCCCAGATGGAGTACTACTCGTCTGCGATTGGCAACGGCAGAATCGGCATGTCGACTAGCCTAGTAGAGGTATAATGTATCCTTCAGTTACTAACGACACTGGCAGCGGAGCTGTAGCAACAAAAAGCATAGAGTCGTACTCATACGCTGAAGATGTTACCTCCCTAGACCCATCGGAAATCTCTGGCGGAACTGGCCAAGTAAACTTTATTGCGCCCGCTCGGTCGGAAGACAAGCTTGGCAATACTCACCCAAATAGCAACCTGCTAATTAATAACACTATGACCCTCACTGATGATGCTCGTGGGTCAATTCGCTTTCAGGTAAAGCAGACATCGAATACTGATGGCTTTATTTCCGTAACTGGCGACACTGTGCAATCCCGTCTAAACGTAGAGCGCACTGCAAAGATGCACGGTGGGGATACCGGTAATCTGCTAACCGCAATCCAGTATTACTGCGAGCTTGTTGGCGTTACCCCGGTAATTGACGGGCCATTGTCAACTGAACTGCAGGAGATTCCAGTAAACTTCATTGGCTGGAGGGGCAACGTCTGGGAGCACCTTAAGATGCTCTGTGCCGGAGTTAGCCTAAGCGAAACCGAGAACATTGGCCTAGAGATGTATGTCGATGTTGACGAACTTGTTTTCCGCAAGGCAAAGCAGGAGGTTGCAGCGTATGACCAAGAGGTCGAAACAGCCTCACTAAATGTAAATGCTTACGAAGCGGCAGAAGAAGTTACAATCTCGAACTACAACACGAGCTACAAGGCTAACGGCATTGTGCGAGACACCTCAGACACCGTTCAGGTTATGGGCTACAACCCTAAGAATGTCTCTATTGCAGACTCGATGCAGGTAGAGGCTGGCGACACAATCACTAAACGATTTACCGTGAACGCATCGCTAGATTCTGTTAATCAGCCAGTTTGCGTTAGCACGATTACACCATACCCGTACACCGGCATCACTGGCCAGTATGTGGTTGTTGGCACAGATAACTTGCCGATTAGCCCGACTCAGTGGAACTCTCTTGGCGGCAATGTTACCGTGGGTCTAACTGAGAATCCAAACGAGATTGAGATTACCATTACAGCACCGCCTGTATCGTCTATTGAGAAGGCTGCTGGCGGTCAAGGCCTGGCTCCCTATAAGATTGGCATTGAAGAGGCTGACGGCTCTGAGTACCCAGCATTCTATATTACTGGCACCGGAGTATTCTTCGACAAGAAGAACATTGTATTTAAGACTGGTGCATCATCCTCACTAACCTCTAGGTCAGAGGTGTCTGCGATTGACAATCCGTTCATTACCAAGAGAAGCGACCTAGCGATTCGTGGAATTGCCGCAGCTCAGAAGATTTGTGGCCCATCTGTGCAGCTAACCGAGACGGTTGTAAAGCAGTTGCCATTTGGTTCTACACCTGGAACCATGAGAACCCTTGATAGCAACCGCTTTAGAATTACGGCTGCTCAATACTCTGCTGATGGAACCTCGATTACCGCAAACGCATCAGCAAGCATCTCCGACTTTAACTCAGTCTGGTCCGGCAAGACTTTTGCAAACTTTAAGTCAACCGCGCTAGACCCTGATGTATACTTTAGTGATACACTTAAGTTTAACGAGTTTACAATCATCCCACTTATGAAGAGCGTGTAATGGTATTTCCAAATAGCAACCTTCCGTCTACGGCACAGCCTTGGGCCCGCGATGTGCAGAAGCGCATTGAAACAGTAGAGTCAAATATCAAGGCTAACAACATCAACAATACAGCCCGCGATGTGCAGCTTGAGAATAACTACAAACGCATTGACAAAGCCGTAAATGACCTGATTGTTGCCGATGCTGCAATTACTATTGCTGTTGACCAAGCGCAGGATGCTGCTGATGCTGCGGCTGCTGCAGCGGCTACGGCGAACAGCGCAGCAACCACTGCAAACAATGCCATTAACGCCATTACCAGCCTTGGCACTCCAGGCAGCAGTACCACCGTGAACGCCAGCAACATCATTGGTGGAACTTTAAAGACCGCTACTAGCGGTCGTCACACGGAGATTACATCTACTCAAGTAAATTTCTATGACGCTTCCGGCAACTATTCCGGCAAGATTTCTGCAGCAGCCGATGGACGCTCATCAACAGTTGAAGTTAATACCACGTCCGGCAGCGGCATTATTGCTTACAACGGCGGCGTTGACATCAATGGGCCGGGAACCAATATCAGTTCTGGCAACAATGGAAATGGCAGTATCTTGCTTCTCGCATCTGGCGGCGTTGATGTGAGCGGTGCGCTACGCACAACTAGCACTGCAACCATTGCTGGCTCCTGTGACATCAATGGCGGCTATGCAAGGATTGGCACTGGATTCCTACAAGTCCCAGACACTCGCTCACGAAGCGCTACTAGCGGCTTGGCCATGTTTGTTGCCGCCAATGGCACCTATCACGTGGGTAGCTCGTCTCGCAGATATAAGACGGATATTGAAAATTATGCTGTCGATGCAGACAAGTTGCTATCTATGCAGCCTGTTACATTTAGATATAAATCAGAGGTCGAGGAGGTTGGCGATGCGGCTGGCTACACTACTGGTTTTATTGCTGAGGATTTTGACGAGGCTGGCCTTACTGAATATGTTGTATATTCTACAACGGAAGATGGTGCTGAAATTCCAGAGGGAATCCAGTACGAAAAACTTGCGGTTGGCCTTCATTCGGTAATCTCATCACAGCAAAGCACTATTGATTCTCTTATTGCCCGCATCGAAGCGCTGGAAAGCAAGGTATAATAGGTATATGGCTATTACTAATAAGGGCGTAACTTACCCAACCTCAAGCGATAACATCGCACCACTTGAAACTCACTTTGCAAACCTAGCAAACACCGCAGATAACATTGGCGCACTTGCTGGCTCTGAGTCATTTACTGGACCAGCGTCTACTGGCGGATATGTTGATGTTCCAGTCTCATTCAATGACGCACTATCTGCTGCGCCATTTGTTATTGCTGTTGTCCAGGGCGGCTCGACAGCGAGCCCATATTCTGCAACTATCTTGGGTACACCTACAACCTCTGCGTTTACTGCACGAGTTCACCGCTTGGCTGGCAGCACCGCTGAAACTAACCTGAAGCTTGTCTGGATGGCAAGCACCTACTCTGCAATCTAAGGATAAATAATGGCTAAGGCGCAATTTCCAATTGATGGAAAACTAGGCAAAGACTTTAAGATTACTTCGCTAATGGGCTGGCGTATCCACCCTGTGCAGAAGACCAAGAAGCACCACAACGGAACCGACATCTGGTCGCACCACGAACCATGCTGGATTGAAGCACCTTACGACGGCAAGGTTATTGAAGCTCGCAAGTCTACCGCTGCAGGCGGTGGCTTTGGTAACTTCGTAATTATTCTTCACAAGATTGACGGCAAGTTCTACACCACTCTTTACGCTCATATGCAGGATGGCACCATCAAGGTCAAGAAGGGCCAGAAGGTAACTGCTGGTATGCCTCTTGGCAAGATGGGCACCACCGGCATGTCAACCGGTAAGCACCTTCACTGGGAACTTCGCCTCGGCAAGTCTCACATCTGGGACGCTGCTGGCAAGAACTACATTGAGCCGATTGCATTCTTCAAGGCATTGATTGCCAAGGAGAAGGCCATTGCGTCTGCTCCTATTGCCACTCCAGAAGAGGCGCTTATTGCACCAGCCCCAGAGCACAATGAGGCTCAGGCAGAAGCGGTTGCGGCCGAATACCAGGCTAAAAAGGCAGCCGCTAAGGCCGTCTAATACAGATACAATAGATATAACTTAACCAATGGGCGCTAACATTGGAGAAAAAATGGACAGAAGTGTCGTAAAAGACCTGTCAGGTCGTACTATTGCGTACATAATCCTAAAGATTAGTGGCGCGTTTGTTGGTGGCTCGGCTATTGGCCTAGCATTCTGGCAGTCCGCTATCATGGCTGCCTTCACTGGCGTAATGGAAATCGCGGAGGAAATCTCTCGCGCTTACCTAAACGATGGCGCAGTATCGGTTGAAGAATTGAACTCTTCATTCGCTAAGTTGCAAGACGAAGCCGACAAGCAGAAGTAAATGTCAGAATCACCGGAACTCTATGTAACCCTTGGTAGGATTGAGGAGAGCGTTCGCAATATGCGCGAATCTCAGGACCGTATGGAAAAGAAGTTTGACGCTCAAGATATTCGTATTAACGAAATCGAGCTCGATGTCAAGGAACTAAAGACTCAGCGTGACGACAAGAGTAACAAGGTGGCAATAGCAATCGCTATTATGGCGGTGCTCGTTTCTGCCATTTCAGTATTTATGCCATAAGTTTATCCCGACAAGGTAAAACAAGACAAAAGCCCCCAGCAGAGGTGACTGGGGGCTTTTGCTTTATCTATTTAATTATGAATTGATGCTAGTTTATCTAGTCGGAATCCGGACCAGTGGTTCTCACCAAAGGTCACTACCGGAGCAGCCATGTAGCCAAGGCCGGTGATGTACTCCAGCGCCTTTTCGTCTACGGACACGTCGATTGTTTCGTATGCGATACTGTGCCTGTCTAGATACTTTTTTGTCTGTACGCACTGAACGCATGCTGGCTTTGTATATACCGTTACTTTGGGCTGTGTCATGGTGCTACTCTACCGTTCTTCTTAAATGATTCATAGGTCAATGGCATCTTCTCGGCGAAGAACTCTTCCATCTTTTCCGCAACCATTTCAATCTCTCGCTGAGGGAATGAAGGATATGCGCTTGTCTCGTCTTTTGTGCGAAGACTCAGGAAGTTCATCAAGCTGCGGGCATTCATTGTAACATACATACTTGAGTAGATATTCACAGGGAGAACCATGCGAGCAACCTCGCGGGCGATTCCGTTATCAATCATCATCAAGTACTTGCCATACGCTTCTTCGGCGGTGGTCATCATTGCCTGCTGTGCCTTGATTGTCAAGCCCTCCGGGCCTGGCACGAACTCATAAGCACCGACCTTGCCAATCTGCACAAGGTTGCGCTCCTGCGCCGGGACGTAAAACACTGGGTCCAGCTGCTTGTAGCGGCCAGACTCTTCATTGTACGAGGCGATACGGTGACGCATGAACTCTCGGAACACGAAGATAGGTGCTTCGATTCTGAAGGTAAATGCGTTGTGCTCAAACGGTGAGCCATGTCGGTCTCGCATCAGGTAGTTAATCAGGCCCGCATTGCGGTCAGGGTCGTCGCCTGAGCCGCTTGAAACACGAGCTGCCATAACTACCGCATCATCGCTCGCCATCGCCTGTACGAGGTCTACAGTGACATCAGTTCTGAATGTAATCTTGTCTTCCATTAGCCCTCCAATCGCTTAATCTCGCGGTTTAAATACCATTGCGCTTTTTTTAGGTCTTCAATTTGATTGCCTTTATAGGGTGCACGCATAACATATTTTATAACATTGCCTAAGCAGAAACTTATATGCTCAGTTATTGAGATAGCCTCTATCCCGCTTGGATGCGACCTATAGTGAGCCGGTGAGTTTACTGAATCAGTTACTTCAGGGTCTCCGGCGCGTATCTTTTTAATATTTTTATTGCCCATTTTACTTGGTCTTCCTTCCTTGCCCCGCTAGGCTGGCTTCTTGTCCATAGCTCTAGATTTTCTGGTCTATTATCTGACCTATTAGCATTTATATGATGGACTTGCTCATCTGGCATCATTTCCCTGCCAAGCATTGACTCCATAACTAATATATGCTCCCTAACCCTATTAGTATGCTTATTTGCTCGAGGATGTCCTTCTTTTAGAACAAAAACATAGCCATTTTGAGTGACTTTTTCTTTATGTTTATAGTTCGTTGGACCACCACGCCAGCATCCACAACTTTTATGCTTGCCAGATAAAAGATTACCAGTTGTAGAGTAGGTTTTATTACCGCACTCACACTGGCAAAACCACCTAGTATTTTTCTTTTCATCGAATACTCTTTGAATAACGGTTAGCCTGTAAAATTGCTTTCCAATTAAATCATGCTTTAATTTGTTCATAGCAAAATTATATCATAGTTATTTTTAGTGTAGTGTATTCATTTAATCATGCTCCTGTTGAGCCAAAGCCGCCATCACCACGCTCAGTGTCAGATAATTCATCAACCTGCACGAAGTCTGCGGTTACAAACTCCTGAATCACAAGCTGCGCGATTCGCATGCCCTTTGAGATTGGCACAGCGTGGCCACCTGAGTTATGCAAGATTACCTGCAACTCACCACGGAAACCTGAATCGATTGTGCCTGGTGCGTTCAGCACGGTTAGGCCATGATTGTAAGCCAGTCCAGAGCGTGGATGAATCAGGCCAACATGGCCCTCTGGAATCTCGATGAATGTTCCAGTCTTGACAGGAACGGTCTGACCGCCACCGATAACTACATCCTGAGTCGAGATTAGGTCAGCACCTGCATCACCCTTTTTAGCGTAAGTAGGAATGTTTCCCTTTACGTTTACCTTCATGTTTCCTCCTTAGTCTATTTTAATTCCATTTGCCCAGCTCTTGCCAGCGTCTCCGCCCCAAGCGTCCCAAGCCACCCGGCCGGCACTAGGAAAACCATCTTCG